CTTTGAGCATAACGTAAGAAACTGCGACCTAAAGAGCGACGCAGATACGCTACTGTGACTTCGTCCGGACCATCGTTGTTTAAGGCTCTCTGTTTGGTCAGGTCCTTTAACAAAGCTTCGATGGTTTGGAACACACTAATAACGGTGTGGAAGACGTCATCGTTGTAGATAGGCACGACGAGCGAGGTGTTGGACAACGACTTCATTCCGCCCAATTCTGACGCCTTGAAGGCGCCGTTAACACGACTGTTGTTAATAGTAATGTCCCAGGCGTAACGTGAAGTCAAACTAGCCAGGTTAGTCTCAGGATCGAAGTCCATGATGCGACTATCAAAAGCGACAGGTGCGATCAGTTGCGGTCTAGGATCAACAGGACTTTGTGGTTCGAATTCGTCGGCCGCAATGAATACTTCAGCCAAACGGTTTGTCACGTACGTAGTAGAGTCAAAAACACCGCGGTTTAAATCACCGAAGTCACGTTCGTTGGTACTTACGTGATACCACCAGCCATAATCCTTAGTCATATCAGGATTTAAACCAGGTTTAACTACACTACCGTCAGCATCTATCTTGACACGAATGCGCTCAGACATCAAACAAGCGACTTCATGGTGACCAGCTTCTTGTAAAGTGCCCAAGTCGATATGGTAACCGAGTTTGTAGTTAGTATAACCGGCTTCGACTGCGTCTGTCAGGAAACTAGCAAGATAACCAGCTACTGCATCGGTACCAAGCCCAGCGGTCTGTCCGTACGCCGAAGCAACAGCTTCTGCAACTCGTTCCTTAGTAGGAATAACTGTAACAGCGCCAGCTATTTCAGCATCCTCAAAAGCGTATACGCTCTGAGCCACCGCTTCAGGTTTGGCTGAGCGATGTAGGATGTAAGAAACAGGTCTTCCGCGTAAATCGCGAATTTTACGAAGACCAAGGCTACGCATTACCTCATTCTTACCTACGATAGAGTAGCGTTGAGATGTTTTCAGTGCGGCCAGAATGATTGGTGCCCAGTTGTTTAACTTCCAACCGTCATTTAAAGGTGTGGCATCACCAGCGGGTAAGCTTAGAGCCGCATCAACAAAAACGTAGTTTTTGGCCAGTTCTTGAATGACAGTGTTATCGCGCCATGACTGTGTAACTGAACCCTTAAAACCAGTCAATTCGGGATCGATGGCGGCGCGAACGCCTAATACCATGTCGCCTACGATACCGCTCAATTCGTTTACATCCAACAGAGC